CAAAGCCTGCCGCGCTAACGACGCACTTAAACCCATCCGTTGCAACGCATATTGCTGCTGCGCCGCAACCATCTTCAACCCCTCCTCTATAGGCGGTATCCCATCAGCACAAACACCCAAACCAGGCACAAAAACAAACGCCACAAAACTCAAAATACCCGCAACAATGCCCCGCATCACAACCCCTAATAATCACAAAGTCAAAGCCACCCTATCAACAAATAAAGAATATTGTCACCTTAACATTCCTCAACCACGTTCTCCCCGGCCGCAGCATCATGCTCTCTGTGAGCGATGATAACAACGCCCCCTCACCAACCATTACCGCTCTGGGAGTGCGCTAGACCAAATAAAGGGGGTCGTAAACGCAACACATATCAAATATAATATCCGGCCTTACACCCCCATTACGCAAGACGAGACTAACAACCTCCCCAACAGCTACAAGCAACAAATCTCCCAAACAACAGCCCATCTAGGGATAGTTGAAATCTGGGGCGGCTCCTACACTGGCACCCCTCCAAATGGGCAAGAAAAATCAATACCCATCATCTCTGCCCAAAATGGTATGGTTGGCTATCCCAAATATAACGAGGCCGGAACAACCATCACAACACTCCTCCGCCCAGACATCGCCTTCTGGCAACCTCTTATATTAGAGAGCAAATACGCTCCTGCAAACTGGCTTCCCCCAGAAAATAAGCCAAGTAGCCTCACCAACCAAAGCCATCAGCTTATCAGCAAAGCCCCTTGGGATGGCCTGTGGCTACCCATTGCCATCCAACATGAAGTCTCAACAGAAATAGCGGAAGGTAAATGGCACACAACCATAGATTGCATCCGCACCAACCTCGGCCAAAAACCACCCCCTCAATAGGAAATACCCTAATGCTTCATAAGCCTAAACACGCCTCCTTCACCATAACCCCTCTTGAGGATTTTGATTCATATTATCCACATCACAAATACTATCTCCTACGCCACTTCCTCCCCCCCCTCCGGGATAACCACCAGTAGTATAAAACCCCTCATTAATCGCCTGTACATGGTGGGTAATATCCCCCCACTCATACCCCATATTATCCAATAATCCTCCCATAATGACAGCGCATCGTCGATACCGCCCCTTCTGCGCCAATACTAAATCCGCTGCATTCTCCGCCCACATACGCCTAACGCCAACCTTCACAAGCTTCTTAATCGTTCCTTTCCGGTCCTCCCGAAAAGCTTTCTGCAACCGCTCAATCGATGGCGCATAAGGGTATTCCGCATTCGGGTCTTGATACATCAACCCTACGTCACAATCAGTTTCCGCCGTATCAGGATTTCTACCATTCATCTCCCGAGCAATATCAGTATCTAACCCCATATTAGGCATATGATGATGCAACAATTCATCAACAACTCTAACACAAGCACCAAATCTGCCTCTTTGCGCGGTTAAAAGAATCGCAGCATTTTCTGCAACCTCTTGCTCCACACCAGCCTGCACCATCCTATCAATAGTTCCCTGTCGATCTATTTGGAAATCATTCGCTACAACTTCTTCAGGATTACGAATATTATTATAAACAGGCTTCGCAGGCATCTTATCCAAAAAGGCCTTGCTACAAATATGCACTTGCTCAATATCGTAAACAAACCGCCATGACCCAGAATTCGCTAAGCGAATACGCTCCCGCCTATCCTTATCCGGCGGCCCATCATCAGGAAACTCAGGATGCAACGCATCATACCCGCTCAACAGCAAACTCACATGCTGCGCGCACATAGACTCAGGCTTATACTTCGCCCCCCACAAAGCCTGCCGCGCTAACGCCGCACTTAAACCCATCCGCTGCAACGCATATTGCTGCTGCGCCGCAACCATCTTCAACCCCTCCTCTATAGGCGGTATCCCATCAGCACAAACACCCAAACCCGGCACAAAAACAAACGCCACAAAACTCAAAATCCCCGCAACAAATCCCCGCATCACAACCCCCAATAATCACAAAGTCAAAACCACCCTATCAACAAATAAACCAAATTGTCACCTTAACACATCGCCAGAATATGGAGCCTACTATGCCTCTCCCCACCAACACCCCTTATCTTCGCCCTACGACGGGGAAAAATAACATTAAAGGCGCGCTAGATAGCCTTATTGCCAGCCACATTAACCAAATTGGACCTTCTATGTTGGTTCAAGTCGTGGATGTCTCGGCAGAACCAGCCTCTATCACCGGCAAAGTCACCGTCCGCCCCATGGTCCAACAACAAGACGCCCTATCACGCCCTTTAGCGCATGATATCATCCATAATGTGCCCTACCTACGCATCCAAGGTGGCACATCGGCCCTCATCATCGACCCCAAACCGGGCGATATTGGCTTCATCATCATATCCGGGCGCGACCACACCCATGCCGTAACAACCCGTCAGCCATCCCCACCTGCCTCATTCCGGCAATTTGCTCTACAGGATTGCGTTTATGTGGGTGGCTTTCTCAATAACGGGCCAAATCAATTCATTCAGGCCACAGAGCAAGGCTGGCGCATCGTAACGCCAGGGACAGTCTCTATCGAGGCCCAAGGCGAGGTCACTATCAATGCTGCAAAATTATCAGCAAATTGCGATATCGTAACAAATGGTGACGTAAAAGCCGGCAGCATATCCCTTACACAACACACCCATAACGGGGTACAACCCGGCTCCGGCGATACCGGTCCCCCCCGATAATTATCATTGAGGGAAAGGCATATGCCCATGCTGTGCAGTCTCGCGCATATTCTGCACAAACTCAGCTCCTTGAGCAAACTCAACCTGCTTTTGCCCACCACTCCACACCATCGTCACAGCATGACTTTGCGCCAATGCCGCGAACAGGGCCTTCCCTTCTGCCTCACTAACATAACAGCCCCATTGCGTGCCTCGGTTAATAATGCCGGTATAATGGAAGCTCTTTACCTCCAGACCGTTCGAAAAACGTACAGATAAAGCCGGGTCCTTAACCTCTTGACCTTTCAGCACGAACATCAAAAACACATCTCCGCCACGGCGTGGAGAAAAGGACAACATTACATCATCCTCAGCCAGCAAAGCCGTCAGAGTATGTTCCAACTCCAACATCTGCCACTTCCCCACCTGAGCAAGACGCTGCCCCTCCTGCGCAGACACACCAATAGCCGCTATGCCATTGGTCGTTACATGCCCATCTTGCCCCACCTCAAGAGGGGCCTGCGCATGGGCGATCCCCCCTGCTATGCAACACCCTACCCCTAGCATCCCCATTCTCACAGCTAAGCGTTTTAGCTTTAAGGCCCCTCGTACCATCTCCGCCCTCCTCTTTACTGCGTCACATCCTCAGCTTCATCGCTGGAGACCTCATCAATCACCTCATAATGCCGCTCCCGCGCAGCTGGCCGCTCCTCAGGATGCAATTCCTTAATCACTTCATGGGTAGGTTTGAGCGGTGCATTCTTACTATCTGACTTATCAGCCATATTCCTATCTCCTTACTGTATATCAAGGTGCCCCTCAGCTGGCCCCTTCCCAAAAGGAGATCAAGCCGCAACCTACCATAATCCTGCAAGACTGCTTTGCAGTAAGCCCAACCCTTCCCACGAAAAGGAAAAACTTACCGTAGATTTTCCCGCTCACAAATACCGGAGTTCTCTAGATAAACCACCACACGTTGGTCACTTTGGACAAACGCCTCAGAGGCCCCTTTCGCATCCGCTGCAAGCTGACGAACATATTGCGCACATTGCGAACGCGGACGATGAACCACAGCCCATAGGCCATCCTTTGCCGTCCTTTCCGACAACCCCAAACGGCGCAGATTTTGCTCATCAAACTGCAAGCCCTGCTCACTATGCCCACGATGATGAGCAGCAACAGCATTATCATGCAGTGCCTGAGACAACGACTCTGTAGGCTCAGGCTGATGGCTCAACATATCCGCGTGCGCCTCTCCAAACATCATAAGAGCCGCAACACACATAAACGCACGATAAGTCATACACAAAGTTCCTTATTGAGGAGGCACCGCCGGCAAGGCAGGAGCATAAGCCGGATGCTCTCCAGTAACAGCGTTATCACTCTCTAAGTCTGGTTTGTAGCAATATTTTGTAACATTCCCCCCACCATCATCATAGTAGATAAACATATGAATAACAGCATCATAGCAAGGCCCACGCCTTTTATTGATGAGAACATCATACGCGTTATCAGCAATCCTTTTTTCCGAATACGCAGCATGTAGAAACTCATAAGCCCGCTGAGGGTCCACCATAAAGGTTCCATCACTCCCACGGACAAAACGCTCCTCTGCTCGCGCCACGCCAAACAACGCCAACCCCGCCATCACGACCACCAATAAACGCATCATAAGCCCTCCTTCACCTTTCCTCACCTGCTACCTCACAGGACGCCCCATGAAAACCCTCTCCCTTACCTCTGATTGGGACTTATCGCTTGATAGCACCGGCAATCTCGTTGTGCTGTCTGATAAAACTGCCATTCTGCAAGATGTCTGCTCTGCCGCCCGCACATGGCTGGGGGAGGTGCTGTACGACACCGGGCAAGGCATCCCCTACGATACAGACATCCTCAATTCAGAGGTGGACATCTCCTTCTACGCCTCCGAGGTCGAGGATGCCGCGCTCTCCGTCCCCGGCGTTGCCGCTGCGACCTGCCACCTCGCCAATCCCACAAAAGAACGCCAATTACGCGGCGTTATCCTCGTAACCTTCACTGATGGAAGCACGGATTATGCCCAATTCTGACTTCATAACGAACGTCCCTGCTCCCACCCTCACCGATGCAGGCTTCACCGCTCCTTCTGAGCAAGACATCCTCACCGGCGTGCTAGCGGACATGAACACCGCCCTCGGTGGCGGGGCTAATACGGCCCTCTCCACCCCTCAAGGGCAAATTGCCATTTCAGAAACCGCTATTCTTGGCGATTTTCTATCGGCCATGCTCGCCGTCTTTAATGGCGTGGACCCCGCCTCAGCCTCCGGGCGAATGCAAGATGCTATCGGGCGCATTTATTTTATGGAACGCCGCCCCGCCACCGCGACCACTGTTACCGTGCAAGCCACGGTGAACGCTCCCGGTCAGGTCATCAAAGCGGGCACGATTGTAGCCCAAAGCTCAGTGGATAATACGCTCTATGCCGCCCCGCAGGATATTACCCTCCCCAACACCAACACTGCTAATTTAGAGCTTTCATGCCAAACAGCAGGGGCCATTACATGCCCCGCCAATAGCTTAACGCTCTATCAAGCAGGGCTGGGGATTGCAGCCCTCTCTAACGCCGCCCCCGGTGCTACGGGAGCCGATGCCGAAAACCGCACGGACTTCGAGGCGCGGCGTCAAGCGAGTGTAGCGGCCAACAGCATCGGTCAGAACGCCTCTCTCATGGGCGCATTGCTTGCACTCCCGGGCGTAACAGATGCCTTTGTGACGGATAACCCCTCCCAAACGGACATGACGCAACAGGGCGTGACCATCCCAGCAGGGGCGCAATATATCCTTGTTGAGGGCGGCAATCCGACAGATATCGGGCGGGCCATCCTCAATAAAAAGCCCCCCGGCATTGCAACTGTTGGCACGCATATCGTCACCGTTCAGGATACCAACCCGGTTTATGCGGGGAACCAGCCGTCTTACTCCTTCCATTATGACCGCCCCACCCCGGTGGCTGTCTATGTAACTATGGAGATTGCGGCGTCTGACACGGTGCCGAACAACGCAGCACAGCTTATTCAGCAAGCCATCATGAGCTATCTCACAACGGGGACAACACGCATTCGCATCGGCAAGACGCTCTACGCCTCACGCCTCTCAGCGGTTGTGGATGGGTTAGGTGACTGGGCGGAGGTGCTAACACTCTCTATCGGCACGGATGCCAATGCGGGCCAGAACAGGCTCACCCTACCGATTAACCAGCTCCCCACCGTCACAGCCGATACAATCAGCGTGCAGGTGGTGACATGATCGACATACGCGAGACCATCTTAGCGCAATATGCCAACAGCCCCGCCCTCACCGGCATTATTGGTTACTTCAATGCGGCCATAGACCCACAAAACCTCATTGAAACCTTCCAACAACGCGTCTGGAACCCCCTTACCGCCACGGGATGGGGGCTGGATGTGTGGGGCCGCATTGTTGGAGCCCAGCGCGTCCAGAAGGTCAGTCAACCGCAATTCATCGGCTTTGATGAAGCTGATGACGGCACCAATTCAGCGCGCCCTTTTGAAGATGGCGTCTTTTATACCGGCAAGAGCATCACCGAGAATTATGCCCTCACTGATGAGGCCTTCCGGCGGCTTATCTTCGCCAAGGCGGCGGCCAATATCTCCAACGGCTCCATCGCGCAAAGTAATGCCATCCTCATGCGGCTTTTCGGTGGGGATGATAAGGTCATTTACCTCTCCGAGGGTACTCCCGCCGATGACTATCTCGGCTTTACAGAGGCGCACGGCCCTACCAAAGGCCCTCAAACCTTCGAAAACGGCATCTTTTTCGGCGACAGCTCCTTAGGGTCTGCCAATGGTACGATGACCATTTGCCATAACTGGGACCTCTCCCCCCTTGATGTCACCCTCATCCATCAAAGCGGTGCCCTCCCCCGCCCCGCCGGTGTCCACATCCTTTATCAACGAGTTTACATTCCATGAAACAGACCGACACACGTCCTCTTTTCTCTATTCCTTGGGCCGACCAAGCCGATAGCTCCACCATTGCGACCATTCCGCAATCAGCAACCGCCATTGGCCGAGCAAGCATGGCTCTGGGCTTCCCCAAAGCGACCATGACCCCCATCGCCGCCGGTGGCGTACCGCCTTATGGCGAGGACATGAATGGCATCCTCAATATGCTCTCACGCGCGGCCCGCACAGCAGAACTAGGGATACTGCACCCTTTCTCTGCCGATTATGCCACCGCTATTAATGGCTATCCTGTAGGTGCAACCATCGCACACCCTACCATCGCAGGGCGTTTTCTCATCTGCACGGCAGACAATAACACCAACGACCCCAGCCAGAGCATGAATGGCTGGCTAGACCCGCTAGGAAATTACGCCACAGCCGCCGCCCTTCAACAGGAAACACAACGGGCACAGGCAGCAGAGGCGGGGTTGCTACCGCTTGCTGGCGGCACCATCACCGGGCCGATTAACCGCGCAGGCGGCGGGGTTTTGCCAGAGGTGATTGGGCCGAACTTAACGGGCCGTGTGGTGATTCAGGCGTTTGTGGCTACAGGCCAGAAAGGAGCATGGGGAATCAACGTAAACTTCCCTGTTTCATTCCAACCCGGCACAGTTCCGCTAGTTTTCACTCAAATAAACGTTGAAGAACTAAATGTACCAAGAAGTCGAATGTCACCTTTAACTAATAATTTGTCAAATAACGCTCCGCAAATAACAAATACAGGTTTTTCGTTCCAACCGTTTTACGTTGGAGGAGAGAACGGAACCTCCGCATACCCGTGGCATTTGCAATGTCTAGCAATAGGAGTAATGCAATGAGCAATTATCAGGAAGAATACCCAGCGCGTTATTACGCCAGCTACGACCACTCAGCCAGCCAGCCGACCCCTGTTACGGGCTGGTTTGACATGGGATTTTACAACTCCCTAGACGGATTCCCCCCTGCCTCAGAGCTACTCCCTCTCACACCAGAGCAGTGGGAGAACCGATTGCCGTGCGGACAAGGGGTGCAGGATGGCAAAATCGTGCCCTACACCCCGCCGCCGCCGCCGCTCAAAGCCCAAGCGACCTCCGCTCTGCAAGCCGCACGCCAGATTGTTTATAACAATTACGGCATCATTGGTGAGCCTACGCCTGATAACTGGGTCGCCTACATAAAAGCCTTAATGGCTATTGTGAACGGCACCGACACCACCAGCAAAACCCTCCCCACAGCCCCTAGCGAACCAACAGCATAACAAGGAACCCCCATGAATCTCTACGCTGCCTGTAGCTTCCTGCTGGCGGTGCTGGGCTTTTTGGGCGGGTTGATTTGGTACGCTAACCGGGCGGGGCGTAATAGCGCGCGCGTGGATACAAGCCAGCGCAACACGGCCAACGCCAATGCGGCCACGCAGGCCGCACACGCCATGCTCAATGCCCGCACCAATGGCATCCGCACCGATAATCAGCTACTCGATACGCTGGATAAAGGAGCCTTCTAATGCCCAAGCGTGATTACGCCCCCGCTCTGGCAGTAGCGACCCTTATCGCAGCAGTATTATGCGCTCTGTTAGGCGGATGCGCGGCCCAACCCACATTGCGCCCGCTTTGCCCGCCCCTTGTGGCCTACACACCCCAAGAACAAGCCGCTCTAGCGCGCGAGCTACGCACTCATCCCGACCTCGCAGAAGTGCCGCTCTTCCTCACCGATTACGCTAATGAGCGCAAAGAACTGCGTGCGGCTTGCCCTCCATAAACACACCACCCTGCCAGATGATACAGACCGCCCCTTCAAGGGCGGTTTTTTTATAGCAAGAGGATAAAATGACCGACCAACTCCCCACGGCCCCGCCCTATGCGCCGCTTAATGAGCGCGTGGCAGCGTTAGAGGCCGTACAGGCACGCCATGATGACGACATCACAAAGCTTAGCGACAAAATCGACAATCTCGCCCGTGAACAACGCGCAGGGATTGAGGCATTAAGCAACCAGATTGCCGCCACTATCTCCACACGCTCCCGCCTCATTACCGCCGCCATCACAGGCAGCGCGGCCTTTGGCGGTGGCGTAGCAGTGGGGCTGTATCAGCTTATTCATACGCTCAACCCTCATCTTTTCGGAGGGTAAAGCATGGGCCAGACCGACAGCCGCCCCCGCGGCATCCGCAATAACAACCCCGGCAATCTCAACTTTGCCCACCAACCCGGCGCGGTGCTAGAGCCGGGGCCTAACGCACGCTTTGCACGCTTCCCCACGCCAGAGGCGGGGCTTGAGGCCCTGCGTGACCAGCTTGCCCGCTACATCCTACGCGACCATATCGACACCGTAACGGGCATCATCAGCAAGTGGGCCCCCCCGACCGAGAATGACACCTCATCTTACATTGAGGGCGTGTCTCACAGCCTCGGCGTGGAGCCTGATGAGACGCTCGGACAACCCACGCCCCGCTTACTCTCTGGCCTCATGAACGCCATTATCCGCTTCGAAAACGGCCAGAACCCCTATGGTGGCTTGGTGCTTCAAGTGGCGTCAGACATGCAGAAGGACGTTATGACATGATGCCATGTTCGGCGCGCTCCCTTTACCCTTCTAAAGAGGCCATCATCCAAGGCTTCCCCAGCAAGAACCGTGGCGATGCGTTGGATTACAGCCTCTATCTTAGCCCGTTCTGCTGCGAACCGGGCGAGACTGTCATCCGTCTTACGGTAGATGTGCCACAAGAGACAGGTCTGACGCTGCTATGGTCCGCCCTCTCCAACGCGCTCGCCACCATCGGGCTGCAAGGGGGAACCCCCGGCACACAGAGCATCACCATGACGCTCGAGACCAGCACAGGCCGCCGTTATGTCCGCACCTTACGCATCACCGTGTTGGATGATGCCGGGTCGGTCGATGCTGTGCAGGCCAGCCTTCCTCCGCCTGACCATGCGGCCATCCAGCCCGATAACCTCACCCTCCCTGATGGAAGGATTCTCACCCTATGACGAGCATGACCGTCAGCAATGAAGGCGGGCGCGTCCGCGTGCCGGACCTGCCAACCTTGAGCGCACCTCAGGCCGGGGACCGCGTGCTTGGCCTCCAAGGCAGCGTGGTCGGGCTGTTCCCCGCTAGCTCTCTGGGCGGGGGCAACATAACAGCTCCAGACCTCTCCGCTTACGCCACCACCACCGCGCTCACGCAGGCACGTGATGGCTTAAAAGCACAGATTAACGCCGCTATCGCCTCCATCCCCGCCCCGCCGGACCTCTCCGCTTACGCCAAAAAGAGCGACCTCCCCGATAGATCCGGCCTTGTTACATCCCAACAGCTCGCCCAACATATAACGCAGGCGATTGAGGGGATTCAGCTTCCCTCCATTGAGGGATTAGCCAAACAAGCCGACTTAACCACAGAGGCAACCGCACGCCAGACCGCTGATGCTGCTCTTGAGCAACGCATCAACCAGGTGAGTGCCACTATCCCGGCTCCCCCGGACCTTTCAGGCTACGCAAAGCAAACCGACCTCACAACCGAGACCACCGCGCGGGAGCAGGCAGATACCGCCCTGACCCAGCGCATGAGCAGCGTGGAGCAGAAACTTGCTACACCTCCTGCGCCCTCCACTGGTGGTCTTGCTGCGGGGGTTATCGCCTATTTTGCTGGCACAAGCCCACCGGAGAACTGGCGCGTGCGTGATGGCTCATCCTTTCCGATGGATGTCTATCCCGAGCTTGCTAAAATCTACCCAAGCGGCTTCCTCCCCAATGATTGCGGGCTCTTCATCCGCGGGTACGACCCTAGCGGTTATAACGACCCAGACGGCCCAACGCGCGGCTTTGCCTCTTATCAGGAAGGCTCCGCCGCCGCTGGTACCTCCACCATTGGGGGCCGGGTGGGCATCCCGGTATTCTTCTCCGGCGACTTCCAAGCAGCCGGGTTAGAGCAACCAGCCGCTGGCCATTACCCCAGCAAACCGGGTGTCTCTAACCCTTTCCAAAGCAGCTTCTTCGATATTCACACCCCCGCCCCAGATAACGCATGGGCGCAGGTGGCTGTGACGCGGCCTAAAAACCGCAATTACTTACCCATCATCTATGCAGGATTACCCGTTAAATGACAGACGATACCAACAAGCCCCAACCACGCGCTAGCTTCGGTGATGACGGCTTCACCGTAAATAGCGGCTATATTACACTCTATGCCTTCGACCCTTATACCAGCGTCTATAAAGGCTCATGGGAAGGCTGGGTGCAAATCTACTCCACCGAGCCCGCTGGCAGCACACGCTTTGCTCCCCCTACAGCGAATGACGGCCAAGTCGCTGTGTTCGATAACGTCAATAAGAAATGGAATGTGCTGGAGAGCCATATCGGCCAGACCGTATGGCGCAAGGCCGATGCGAATGCCTTCCAAATCTCCAAGCCGGGGCCGCTGCCAGCGGATGTTGTCACAGTCGCTCCACCAGCCCTTTACGGCCATTGGGATGACAGCACGCAACAATGGGTTGTCGATAAAGCCGCCGTTGCTAATGCACTCAAGCAGCAGGCTTTATCCGTACTAAGCGTCGCACGGATGCAGATTTACAATAATTACGGCATCTTCAATGAGGATACACCTGATGATTGTGTCGCTTACATCCGCGCCCTAACGGCCATCGCCAAGGGTAAGGATACGACCAGCACAGCCTTACCAGAGGCCCCAGCTGACCTTAACCCATCCTGACCATAAAAAGGGCCGCTCCATATAGGGGCGGCCTTTTCATATTTAGGGGGCATCGTGGATTTCTCATCCATCCTCTCCGCTCTGCCCAATAGCGTGCAGGGCTATGCGGCGTTACTCATCATCGCATGCGCCGCACTTTCTACCATCATCCGCCCACCCGCTGCGGGGTCGCGTTGGACGGTCCCATACCGGCTGATGAACATCCTCGCCTTCAACATAGGCTGGGCGGCCAACCACCTACCCAACAATCGGGCCAATAGCAGCAATGCACGGGACTCCCCGCCGCATTGACTGAACCCTCACCAACCATCACTCACTAGAATTGAACAGGAGCCTATCATGGCCGATACAAACCCCTCCCTCTCCGCCCTCATCGCCGCTGGTGAGAGCGTGTTCACCGCCATCACAGGTAAATCCTCCGCAAATGTTGACAAAGTCACAGCGGGAATCTCCTGCGTCGCAGACGGCTTGCTCCCGACTGTAGAAAGCAAAGTCCGCTTCGACCTCGGCAAGGTCATCGCAGGCGCAACCGCCATCCTCACCGGCACGGCCCTAGTGCTATCCGGGTTGAAAAAACGCCCAGAAGCCACGGCGTCCACCGTCTCCAACCCCACAACAGTGCCTAGCTCCAACAACGTCCCCCGCTAAATAGCTCCCACCTCCGCACTGGGCAAACACCGTAGCGTCCAGTGCGGGCTTCCACGTCCATGATAGCAATCTTTTTACAAAGAAGGTATCTACATAATAAACCTCCTCATCCTATTGGTTATGTCTCTTTTATGCCTCTCCTGTTCAGCTCTATATTGCTCTATAGCCTCACAGCCTGTGCTGAAATCGCTGGATGTTTTTCATTTTGGGCATGGATTAAACTTCATAAAAACCCCCTATGGCTCATTCCCGGCAGCCTCTCCTTGAGTCTCTTTGCTTTTCTACTAACATTGAGCCCTTCCGACCATGCTGGACGTGCTTACGCACTTTATGGCGGAATCTATATTGTTATAAGCCTAGTTTGGAGCTGGCTCATAGAGCATACAATACCCGACATATGGGATATCGCCGGTGCAAGCCTCTGTCTAAGCGGTGCTACTATTATCTTATGCGCCCCCCATAACCACACCTAGGCGCAATCTCCCCTAAGACCGATATGTAAAGCGAGGTAATGTCCAATTATATCGAATAGATAATAACCGAAATGTAATACCAAATATCATAGCTATAATAAGTTCAATATTTTTATTATCTATATAATGAGAGCATAACAAAAAGACAATAGCCGTACTTACCGACACCGTCCCATATAATTCAGAACGAAACAAAAGCGGGACATCGTTACATAATATATCCCGCAAAACACCCCCCATACATCCCGTAATCATACCAGATATAACTACACATATAAGCGACAAATGCCCTACTATTGCTATCTGACACCCAATTACTGTAAAAACAACCAATCCAATCGCATCGAGAAATAAAAATAACTTACGCAATTTATGCATATGTCGTGCAACAACAATAGTCGCTAAAGCTGCAAAACCTGTTATTAAAGAATAACTTGGATGCCGCACCCATGACAATGGATAATGATTTAGCAATACATCCCGAATAGACCCACCCCCTAAGGCCGTTACCCAGCCCAAAAGAAAAACGCCCACAAGGTCCATCTCTAATTTTCCAGCCAAAAGGGCAGCGGTCATAGCTTCGGCAATTATCGCGATGATATATAATATAGTGTACAGATCAAACGTCAC